GTGTTAAAAACCTGTGGGACACGCTCAAGCGCACGCTTAACTATTGCGCATATTTGACAAAGCCTTTACGCTCCATACTCGCAGGCGAGCCGCTACCGCGGATAGCTCGCAGGCGTAGTTTGGTGCTTTTGGCCGGGGTATTGCTATTTAGCAATATGCCTGCATCACAAGCTATAAACACACAAAGAGATAAAGAAAACTACAAACTCTACGCTCATATAAAGCTATTAAACTCTAAGCAATATAGATGCCTTGAGATCTTATGGATGCGTGAAAGTAAATGGGATCCTCGAGCAGATAACCCTAAGAGCTCTGCGTTTGGTATACCTCAGATGCTTAAGATGAAAGAGTTAGATCCATTTAAGCAAATAGATTTAGGACTTAAGTACATATCCCATAAACACTCAACACCTTGTAAAGCCTTACACTTTCATAATCAAAGGGGTTGGTATTAGTGGTACGAGGTAGGCAGGATCCACGTGTAAGCCAAAAGTACAAGAAAGCCCGGCTCGTAGTCCTAGCTCGTGATGGATACACGTGTGCCTATTGTGGGCAGGATGCTACGACGGTAGACCATATACAAAGCATCAAGTCCGGAGGCGATCCGCTTAGCCTTGAGAATATGATCGCCTGTTGTGCTCGATGCAATAGTGCTAAGGGCTCACGCTCACAAGGCGTTTTTTTAGCGTCTAATTCTACCCCCCCTGCCTTTCCAAGCAATATCTCCCCGAGGACCACTAGTACGGTCCTAGCCGGTCCGTGTACGGGCCAACCCGAGCAGGATTGATAGGAGTATGGACAATATGAAACCGCCCCGTAAGGGGGCTACTGAGCCTCGCCTACATAGTCCCTACATCGAGGGCAAAAATCGCGGCGATGAGGTAGCGCAGCTAGCAGACTCGATAGGCCTGCCGCTTTTACCGTGGCAAGATTTTGTAATTAGGGACATGACGGCCGTAGACGAGTCCGGGATGTTTATTAGGAAAACAAATTTAGTGTTATGTGCAAGGCAACAGGGTAAGACTCATCTTGCGCGCATGATGATGCTCGCGCACCTCTACCTATTCGACTCTAAAAATGTAATCATTATGAGCTCCAATAGATCGATGGCTTTAGACACCTTTAGGCAAGTGGCCTACGCTATCGAGGGTAACGACGGCCTAAGCCGGGCGGTTAAACAGATCCGGTTTGCTAACGGTACCGAGAGTATCGAGCTTAAAAACGGCGCTCGCTTAGATGTAGTCGCAGCTACGAGAGACGGTAGCCGTGGCCGTACCGCCGACCTGCTCTACATCGATGAGGTACGAGAGATATCCGAGGAGGGTTTTAGAGCTGCAACGCCTACGACTCGAGCCCGGGCTAATGCTCAAACCTTATTAACCTCTAATGCCGGCGATGCCTTTAGTACGGTGCTCAATGATCTACGCGAGAGGGCTTTAAGTTTTCCGCCTAAGACGTTTGGTTTTTACGAGTATTCGGCTCCTCAGTTTGCGAGTATCACCGATCGCGATGCGTGGGCTATGGCAAACCCGGCGCTCGGCTACACCGTTACCGAGGAGGCCCTCGAGGAGGCCGTAGCTACTCAACCGGTAGAGACGACTAAAACCGAGTTACTTTGCCAATGGATCTCGTCGAGCCAATCACCGTGGCCGCATATGTCGGTAGAAAATGCAGGCGATAAAGATCTAAAACTGTCACCGGGTCCGCTTACTATCTTTGCCTTTGACGTTAGCCCGAGTAGGCGCGACGGGTCGCTCACGATGGGCCAAGTGTTGCCCGATGGCCGTATAGGCGTTGCCGTGCTTGAGACTTTTCACTCGGACGTATCCATCGATGAGCTTTTTATGGCCGACCATATTGCTAAATGGTGTAAGGACTTTTACCCTCGTACGGTTTGCTATGACAAGTACACGACCGCCTCGATCGCCAAACGCCTCGAGATTAATGGCATCCATATAACCGATATCTCAGGGCAAAAGGGATACCAAGCTAGTGGGGATTTGCATCAAGCTCTCTCAAATAATCGCCTCGTGCACTCGGGCCAAGATGAGCTCGTAACTCATATGGCGAATTGCGCCGCTAAAGAGTCGCCGGATAGCTGGCGTATCGTCCGGCGTAAATCCGCCGGGCCCGTAGATATCGCTATCGGCTTATCTATGATCGTCCATATTCTCAACCAACCGATGGCCGAGGCTAAGGTTTACGTATAAGACACGCCGCGCATAATCGGTTTTATGCTTGACAATTTGAGAAAATCCTACCTATGGGATTACTCCAAACTCTAGGGCTTAAGAGCTCTGCGAAACCTCAGGTAGAGGCTCAGTACGCACCTGCCGTAATGGATACGACGTACGGTTATGGATCATTTAATACCGGTAATTTTGGATATAACGGAATTGGTATCGATCGTAACTTTGCGTTACAAGTATCAAGCGTTGCGCGTTGCCGTAATTTAATTGCCGGCGTTATCGCATCTATTGATTTATCTTTATACAAAAAATCTACAGGCGAAAAGTTAGGCTCTCCGGTTTGGTTAGAGCAGCCGGATATTCGCCAACCTCGAAGCCTTACGATCGCTGCGACCGTAGATAGTTTAATTTTTTATAGTGTTGCATATTGGCGCGTTACATCTTTGTACGCCGATGATGGCAGACCGTCCGGCTTTGAGTGGGTCGCTAATAACCGCGTTACATATACGACTAATCAATACGGTACAGAGATCCAAGATTATTTCGTCGATGGTAATAAAGTACCTATGGGCGGTATCGGCTCTCTCGTTACTTTCCAATCTTTACTACCTGGCGTATTGCAGAGTGCAAGTACGACTATTAAAGCTGCATACGATGTACAAAAGGCAGCGGCGATAAGTGCAGCTACACCGATGCCTACAGGTATCCTAAAAAATAACGGTGCAGATTTACCGGAGTCTCAAATACAAGGACTACTAGCGGCTTTTAAGAGTGCTAGACAAAATCGCAGCACCGCATATTTAACGAGCACTCTTGATTATGTCCCTACATCTTTCTCACCTAAGGACATGGCCTACTCCGAATTTTCTCAGTACCTCGCTACCGAAATTAGCCGCGCGATGAACGTGCCAAGTTATTTAATTAGCGCGGACATGAATAACTCCATGACGTACCAAAATATTTTAGACGGTCGTAAAGAGTTTGTAGCGTATTCTTTGCAGCCTTACATCTCAGCTATTGAGGATCGTCTATCGATGAACGATATAACAAACGGATCTAATCAGGTCCGCTTTGCCGTCGATGATACTTTCTTACGTGTAGATGCTAAGGATCGTTTAGACATCATCGAAAAAATGTTAAACCTAGATTTAATTGATGTAGATCAAGCCCGACAAATGGAGCAACTAACACCGCTAGGAGATACAAGTGCTACTAACGTTTAGCCAAGAGATACAGGCCGCAGATACAGAGCGCCGGATGATCTCCGGACTCGTTGCACCATATGGCGAGATCGGTTTTACAAGTGCAGGCCCGGTTATGTTTGAGCGCGGCTCAATCACTTACGCCGAAGCCTCACAAATTAAATTACTTATGCAACATCAAGCCGATAAACCTGTCGGTCGCGCGATTAGTTTTAGCGACTCAACCGAGGGCGTATATGGATCCTTTAAGTTATCTAGTAGCACTCGAGGACAAGATGCTCTAGTACTAGCTCAGGAAAACCTAGTATCCGGCTTATCCGTAGGGGTCGATGTAACGGCCTCTAAGCCTATGGGGGATTACCTGTTAGTGACGGCGGCGGTCCTCAAAGAGGTTAGCCTCGTCGAGAGTGCGGCCTTTTCTAGCGCCTCCGTAACTGATATTGCAGCCGCTCGAGCAGCGCTTGAGGCAGCTACAAGTACAAAAGAAAAAACTACAACTATCTCTACGACGATCGTAGAGGTCGAAACCGAAACAGAAACAGAAAGCGAGGAGGCCGTGACTACTGCCCCTGAAAATACACCGGAGGAAACTCAGGTAGATGCACCGGTCGAGGCTGAAAAGGTCGAGGCCGCTCGTAAGATCATCCGACCATCCGTACTAGACTCTCAGCGAGTACGTACACCTATTACATCGATGGGCGCTTACACAGAGCACAAGATTAAGGCAGCTCTAGGTAATGACGACTCAAAGCTTTACGTAACCGCAGCCGATGATAGCTTTGCTACAAACCCTGCATTTTCACCTACTCAGTACCTAGCAGAATTTCCTACTAACACTCGTTTTGGTACACCTGCTATCGATGCTTGCTCACGTGGAGTTTTGCCTACTAACGGTATGACGATTAACGTGCCTTCACTCGTTACCTCAGCCGGTGGCGGTACAGGCGTAGCACCTGTCGTAACCGTTGAGCTCGAAGCCGGAGCGGTACAAAATACCGGGATGGAAACGGCTTACCTAACAGGTACCGTATCTAAGTACGCAGGCATGAATACGATCAGCGTAGAATTGTTAGAGCGCTCAGATCCTAATTTCTATGCAGAGCTAACAAATCAGCTACAAAACGCGTATCTAAAGACTCTCGATACGACAGTACTAAACGCACTAATCGCGGCAGGTCAATATAGCTCCGGATGCGATGCAGACTCAGCCGGTATTATTGAGTTTGCCTCAGACTCAGCTCGTAAGGTTTACGAAGCTACGGGTTACTTTGCTAATAACTACATCGCCAACGGATCACAATGGCAGCTACTTATGGGCGCTACAGATACTACCGGGCGACCAATCTACTCAGCATCTCAGCCAATGAACGCAGGCGGCTTAGTGCAACCGGGATCAATTCGAGGCAACGTACTCGGACTCGATCTCTATGTAGATAAAAACTTTACCGCTACTACTACTATCGATGACTCTGCGGTTATTTTGGCACCGGAAGCATTTACGGTTTACCAATCACCTACGGCGTATATGTCAGTAAACGTAGTATCAAACCTACAAGTACAGGTAGCCATCTATGGTTACATGGCCACTATTGCGAAAATGCCTAAGGGTATCGTTAAGTTTAATCTTAACTAAGCAAAAAAACTAATAGTCGGTAGGGCTCTTAGCCCTTTGAGCCCTACCGGCCCTTTTTAAGTGAGGAGTATAAAATGCCTGCAACGTATGTAACCGAGGCCGAGTTACGCGCTAATCTCGGTATCGAAAATTTATACTCATCTACTACCGTCGAGGAGGTTTGCCAAACCGCGCAGGATCTCATCAATCAATTTTTATGGTTTGACTCTGCACCCGTCGTCGGCACGGCTTTACAAAATAACGTAGCTACCGTAATGATCGCTAACCCCGGAATATTTACTACAGGCGACTCCGTAACCTTGAGTGGAAGCGGCTCAACCTTTAACGGCACCTACACGATTACCGGCACTATCCCGTGGACCGCCGGTACGACTACGCAATTACCATCGATAGCATTTAATAACTATGCGTTTAATTGGCCTAATGGATATAGTTTTATACAGTTTGCTAAAACCGCAGCTGACGCTAATTTTACTCGCGTACTCCCTTATGGCCAAGCAATAGGGGCAGATACAAAGACAAATAGCTACGCGACTACTCCGGCCGTAAGAGAGGCCTCGATGATTTTGGCCGTGGATATTTGGCAGGCCCGTCAGGTTAGCCAAACCGGCGGCGTATCGATCGATGGTTTTAGCCCTAGCCCTTACCGTATGGGTAACTCTATGATCGGTAAGATCCGCGGACTTATCGCCGGATATATGAGCCCTAATGCGATGGTCGGATAATGCCGGCACCTATTACTACTTTAAGAGCCTCACTAGCTGCGGCCCTTGCTAACGCTAACGTATGGAATACCTACGCGTATCCGCCTGCAACTATTACGGCTAATAGCGTAATCGTGTCGCCGGCAGATCCATACATAACACCGACTAATAACGACTACGCCAATATCTCGCCGATGGCATCTTTTCGTATTATTTGTAATGTGCCTATGTACGACAATCAAGGCAACCTACAAGGCATCGAGTCGATGGTTTGCGCCGTTTTCCAAAAGTTAGCTGCATCGCCAATCGTTATGAATATCGGCGCGGTAAGTGCTCCGAGCGTTTTAACCGTACAAAGCGGCGACCTACTAACGACAGACATCACTATCTCAATACTAACCGAGTGGAGTTAAGCATGAGCCTAACCGATGAAGATATCGCCTTTCTTATTAAGATAGGGCAGATTACCGAAGCGCCAAAAAAAGAAACAAAAACACACACACCTACTACAGAGAAAAGCGAGGAATAGGCGATGGCCGTATTTCTATCAAATGGAGTAGTCGTAACCCTTAACTCGGTTGCACTCTCTGATCACGTAACAAGCGCGACAATTAACCGCGTATTCGAGGAGCTTGAGGTAACCGCTATGGGCGACTCCTCAAGAAAATTTACTAAGGGCCTAGAGACAAGCACGATCTCTCTAGACTTTTTGAGCGATACCGCAGCGGCTAACGTAAACGCTACTTTGCAGGCAGCCTGGGGTACGACCGTACCAATCACGCTAAAGCAAACTAGCGCGACTACCTCAGCTACTAACCCTCAGTACGCTACGACTATCCTAGTAAATAACACTACAGATATTAACGGCGCGGTCGGAGATATCGGTACTCAGAGCATCACGTTTACGTGTAACTCACCAATCGTAATTACTACCGCACCATAACAAACTAACAAAGGGGCAAAAAATGGCACGACTCAAAATAACAAGGGCTACCGGCGAGGTAAGCGAGCATCAAATCTCACCGCGAATTGAGTACGCCTTCGAGTTATATGCAAAAAAAGGTTTTCATAAAGCCTTTAGAGATGACGAGAAACAGAGCGACGTTTACTGGTTAGCGTGGGAGTGCCTACGTACATCCGGCGAAACCGTAGCGATGTTTGGGGCAGAGTTTTTAGATACCTTGGCAAAAGTCGAGGTACTAGACGACTTACCTTTAGCTTAGGGCGCGGCACTCTAACTCATTTGGTAGCGCAACTATCAATACGGTTAGGGGTCGCGCCTCAAGCGATACTCGACTTAGATGCCGAGATGTTTAAGATGTTAGTAAAGGTATTAAACGAGCAAGCGGAGGAGGCTAATAAAAATGCCGGTAGCTATAAAAGGCGTACGCGAAACCGTTAAAGCTCTCCGTAAGCTCGATCCTGAAATGCTTAAAGAGATGAACGCCGAGGTACGTGCGGCTATGTTGCCTATCCGGGACAAGGCACGAGGCTACGCGCCAAGTCCTCAGCCCGATAATCTTTATATGTGGCGAGAGGGCAGCGCAGGTAAAACCATAACCGCACGTAACTCGATGTTTAGGACTTTTAATACTGAGGGTCGTTTACGTATGTTTCCACTTTATGATGCAGAGACCGTTAAAAAAGGGATCTATTACTCTCAGGCTCCTAGTAAGAAAAACCGCAACGGATGGCAAGCTCTTTACTTTGTAGCTAATAAATCTGCCGCCGGTGCCATTTATGAAACCGCCGGACGTAAAAACCCGGGCGGTGATCCTAATAGCCGATCTAATAACCCGGGCGCCGGTGCTCACTTTATTAGCCGTATGGGTCCACTCTACGGAGACAAGCAAGCCGAGCGCGGTCGTATGATCTATCGCGCTTGGAAAGAGGACCAAGGCAAGGCTCAAGATGCCGTCTATAGAGCTATAGAAAAAACCGTAGATAACTTTAATAATGGCCGTTACGGTATGGCCACTTACGCATTGGCCGCATAATGGCATTACCTAATTTAATTGTATCGGCCGCCGCAGAGTGGAACGGTAAAGCCTTATCTAAAGGCTCTAATCAGATTAAAGGTTTTGAGAAAACCGTAAAAAATTTGGGTCGTACCCTTGGCGTAACTTTTAGCGCCGCAGCTCTTTTAAGTTACTCTAAAAAAGCCGTAGCAGCTTATGGCGAGCAGATCGCAGAGGCTAAGCGCCTCGATACCGCTTTACGTAACTTAGGTTTTAATTTTGCCACCGCTGAGGCCGAGGGTTACATCGATGCTATAGAAAAGGCCACCGGTGTTAATCGCGATGTACTCCAACCCTCATTTATCCAACTAGCTCAGGTAACTAGATCGACCACTATTGCTCAATCGATGCTCAACACCGCACTCGATGTAAGTGCAGGTACGGGTATGGATCTCGTATCAGCTACAAAAATCCTAAGTCAGGCATACGTAGGTAATCTAAAAGGCCTACGCCAATTAAATTTAGGTTTAACTCAGGCAGAGTTAGCGAGTAAGTCATATCTTGAGATAGAAAAACTTATCGCAACACAATACGCAGGCCAATCTAAAAACGCGGCAGACTCTTACGCAGGATCGATAGCTCGCCTTAAGATAGCGGCAGAGCAGGCAAGCGAGCAGATCGGCGGAGCTCTTGTAACCTCTCTAAGTACATCCGCCGGCGGTATGGATAAACTGATCGATAAAGTCGATGGCGCAGCCGACTCTATCTCGGGCCTTATTACTAACACGGCATACCTAGCTAAAGAGCTTGGTAATTTATTTTCTAGTATCCCGGGTGCAGGTGTTTTAGAGGATGCCGGTAGAGCTCTTAAGAATTATCTCGGTAGGTTTTCGATCGGTGCTTTACGCCGAAATGTAGATATAGTTTTAGGCCGCCAAGGTGGTTTCCCTCAGGGCTTACCTGCTGATCTTAAGAATTTTCAGGCTCAAACTGAGAAAACTAAGATGGATAAAGAGGCTCTTAAGCGCCAAAAAGAGCTTATCGCCTTACAAAAAAGAGCTCAACTAGCAGAGAAAAATAAACTTTCGTTATCAAAGGCTGCGGCCGTGTTTGATACTAACCGTATATCTATAGCTGCGGCTTTACGCGCTACGTACGACAAGGAAACGATCTTACGCCTCGAAGCCCTACAGGCTATAGAGGAGGATAACGGCGACCTTGCTCTGCGTAAAATCGGTGAGCTTGCAGCCCTGCAAAAAAACGCAGACATGGCCAAACTATCCGGTATTACTCAAGTCAGCGAGGCAACTCTCTCAGCTCTTAACACTCAACTACTTACAGAGCTTAAAGTTATTAACGATAGCAAGATGGCAGAAAGCGAAAAGGAACGTTTACGCGATATCGCTTTTGGTAAATATAACGCAGCTATTACGGCAGCCGGTGACTTAGCAGCTAAAGAAAGTTATAGCGAGCGCGTACAGATACAACTAACCGAGATCGCTAAACTCGCATCTTTAAGTAAAACTACTAACGCATCTTTAACCCTAACAAAGCTCCGCGAGTCCGAGGAATTATCAATGATCGACCGGGTAGCCGCGGCACAAAAACGGGCCGATGATGCTCGCCTCAAAGCTTTACAAGAATACGTAGCGTTGCTTGGTAAAGTCGGTACCGGCGCGGGCGCCGGCACGGGAGCGGGTGGAGGCGGCGGCGGCGGCGGCGGATCGGGAAGCGGCTCAAGTGTTGCTACGTTATCGCAGATCGATACCCTTACCGAGTTACGTAAGACTACTCAGGTAGGCACCGGCGTAAACTTTTTACTCAAAGAGCAGATCGACGAATTAAAATACGGACTAATACCGAGCGTATTAAATCAAAGCGACGAGCGTACTCGTCTGCAACAAATGGGACTTTTTAACAATACCGGCGGTATTAGCCCAAGCTTTGATCCGGGACGTTTTAGGATGGCAGAAAACGCAAGCTATACCCTTAATTTTACCGCAGGTGTTATAGCTCAGCCTGACGAGTTTGCTACCTTGGTACAAGATACGATCCAACGCCTTAACCGAGGCGGCGACCCTATTAGTACGGCCGGTGCATTATGACCGTCCCTACGATTAACGCGGTTATTAACTTTTCTACAGGCCCGTCTTTTGCTCAAGCTATGATCTTAGGAAGCGGCCAATTAGGTACAAACGTATTAGCCGACTCAGAGGCTTTAATCGTAGACGTATCTAATCAAGTAGATGGCGTTACTACAATGAGAGGCCGCAACGCTCAGGCCGATGTATTCCAAACAGGTACGCTAACCCTGCGTATCGTCGATCAAAATGGCGACTTTAACCCTCAAAATCCGGCAGGGCCTTACTACGGTTTACTTACTCCGATGCGTAAGGTACAGATAACAGGCACGTACGCAGGTGTCGAGTATCCGATGTTTAGCGGCTTTATTACTAGCTATACAACTACTACCCCTAAAATGGCTACCGATGTAGTTTATACAACTATAACCGCCGTGGATGCTTTTAGACTTTTCCAAAATAGCCAAGTCTCGACCATTACTTTAGCCGATGCCGGTGACTTACCGGGCGAGCGTGTAAACGCTATCCTCGACGAGATCGCTTGGCCTCCATCTATGCGTGAGATCCAATACGGTACAACAATATTTCAGGCAGACCCGGGCAACCCTCGCACCGCTTTAGCTGCACTACAAACGGCAACCATCTCCGAGTACGGCGCTATTTATATTAACGCTCGAGGATCGGTAGAGCTGAAAGATCGAGCCTTTTGTATCGACTCTCAGGCTTTCCCGGTAACTCGCTTTAATGACGATGGCACCGATATAAATTACTTTAATGCCGTATGGCGCTTAGACGATACGCAGGTTTATAACTCGGCCTCTATTACCAAGATCGGTGGTACGGCTCAGCTTGCTCAGGATCAGGACTCTATCGATGAGTACTTTGTACACTCATATAACCAAACTAATCTCGTAATGGACACCAATCAAGCCGCGCTTGATTACGCCCGTGCGTACGTAGCAAGCCGTAAAGATACTCGGACCCGATGCGATGCGGTAGAGCTTGATCTATATATGGACGATTATAACGATGGCATCCTTGCAGCTCTTAGCCTAGATTTTTTTGACCCGGTAGAGGTTACAACTAATCAGCCTGGTAACTCGACCCTGCAACAGACTTTACAAGTGTTTGGCGTAGTCCACCGCGTTACGCCTAACTCATGGAAAACGACATTTACAACACTAGAGCCGATTATCGACGGCTTTATATTAGACTCATCACTATATGGAGTGCTCGATACCTCCGTATTAGCATACTAAGGAGCAAGAGATGGCAGCTGGTCTAGGTTTTAAGACCTTTACGACAGGTGAGGTATTAACCGCCGGTGATGTAAACGGCTACCTCATGCAGGGTATTAACGTATTTACAAACGCTACGGCACGAGATGCGGCTATTACCGCACCGGCTGAGGGTCAGTTTGCATTTACAAAAGATAATAACTCTTTATGGTATTACGACGGTGCAGCTTGGGTCGCCTCAGGGGCTACCGGTGACATCGAGGGAGTTACGGCCGGTGTAGGTATTAGCGGCGGAGGTACTAGCGGTACCGTAACAGTTACTAACTCAATGGCTACGGCTATCGATGCTAAAGGTGATCTAGTACCCGGTACAGGTGCAGACACTTTCGCACGTCTAGCCGTAGGCGCTAATGGGACAATTTTAACGGCAGACTCGGCCGAGGCTACGGGTATGAAGTGGGCGGCGGCAGCAGCAGGCGGAAAAGTATTACAAGTGGTACAAGGCACAACACAAAGTAGCCAAGTTGACAACTCTACGAGTACGGATGCGGATACGGGTGCAACTGCAACAATTACGCCAAGCAGCGCGACATCAAAAATCCTGTGTTTAGTAACTATCGGTGGAGCATTAAAAAACGTGGCTAACTCTGGAAATTACATAGTATTTAAGCTAAAACGCGGTGCAACAACAGTTTTCACGCAAGATGGTTTTCTCTATAACCCAGTCGCCCAAAGTTTTGCAACAACTTTTGCAATGACTTATTTGGATTCACCAGCCACAACAAGTGCGACAACTTATAAAGTCACTTTTAATAATCCAAACAACACGGCATTTGTTTCGGTCGGTGCTTTTGCAAGTGAGCGAAACATACAACTATTAGAAATTGGTGCATAAAAATGGTTACTGGTGGAGATGTTTTATTTATGTTACGACCTGAAGGCGGTTGGATAATCGACGGAAATGATTATGACACAATCCAATGGATTAGTTGCGACCCAGTAAGTCAAGAACAATTTGACGCAGGTTTTATTGAGTATCCAATTTGGAAAGCAGCCCAAGACGCTCAACAGGCAGCGGCAAAAGCGCAAGCCGAAGCCAAACTCGAAGCTCTTGGTTTGACAACGCAAGATTTGGAAGCGTTGGGGTTGTGACTCTTACAAGCTACAACGGATATCCGGCCTCGAAAGATCCGGCCGAGATTAAAATAAAGTCCTACCCTGTACGGGGTACGGATCGTAAGCTAAGGTGCGCCGAGAGTGTTGGGCCTCTCTTGGCCGCCTTTGCTGCGGAATTTCACGAGCTTATCGAGCCGATCGATGAGGGTACATTTGACGACTGGGCATATGCGTACAGGATGGTAAGAGGCAACCCTACAAAATTATCGTGCCACTCATCCGGCACCGCTATCGATCTAAACGCTACCAAGCATCCGCTAGGAAAGTACGACACTTTCCCGGCTGAAAAAATACCGATGATTAGAGCACTAGCTAAAAAGTACGGCCTCAAGTGGGGCGGAGACTTTAAGAGCAGGCCGGACGATATGCATTTTGAGGTAGAGGTGTCGGCTACTAAGGCTAAACAACTAATAGAAAAGTTAGGATTAAAAGATGCCAACTAGCAGACAAGTAACAGTAACTACCTCGGCAACGATTTTAGTGCCTGAAAGCATAGGAGATCAAACGGCTTTAATACACGCTACTAATGATGATTTATACATAGGTGGAGCAGATTTAACTATCGCTAACGGTTATCTTGTCGATCATAAAGATAAACTTACGGTACCCGTCGGAGATCATCAAGCCTTATACGGTGTCGTAGCAAGCGGTACTACCGTCGTATCGGTGTATTACCAAGTCAATTAAAGGGCATTACAGGAGAGCACAATGAATAAAAAGCAATTAGAGGCAGCGGCTAAATCATATGCACGAGCAGCGCTCGCATCCGTAGCAGCTTTATATATGTCCGGTATTACTGATCCAAAAGTATTAGCTAATGCCTTTATCGCCGGCCTCGTAGGTCCGCTACTTAAAGCGGTACAACCAAGCGAGAAGCAATACGGCATAGGCTCGAAATGATCCGGGCCCTGATAGGGGCGATAGTGGGGACTATCCTCCTATCGGGGTGCGGTTACGATGGGTGGGTAAGATATGAGTGCCAAGAATACGAAAACTGGTCAAAGCCTGAGTGCACTCCGCCTCAATGCGAAGCTACCGGAGTCTGCACTAAGGACCTTATTAAAAAAGATGAGTAAAGAAAATAAGCGGCTAACGCCTGAGGATATTCACGCTCGCCTCATATTTTTAATTGGCGCGGTACTAGCTTTAACCTTTTTTGTAATTACCGCAGGTGCCGTATATGCCCTTGTTTTTGTTACGCAGCCGGTAGGAGCTCAGGCGCCTAACGATCGAGACTTTATACAACTCTTACAAACCTTAGCCATATTCTTAACCGGAGCCCTTGGCGGCGTATTAGCCGGTAATGGCCTAAAGTCTAAACCTAAAGAGCACCCTAAGGCCGACACGCCAAACACGAATACGCTTTGATATCTGACAAAAAGCCCTCATACTGATACTACAAACGCTGAGAGGGCTACTCGGTTAGTAGCTTAATCGGCCTTAACAAAGGGCTAAGTAATGAATAGTTTAGATATATTGATCGGTTTGGCAGCCTGCGGTATGGGCTTTATGTTTATGGTAATTGGTTACTCGATAGGTTATAAGCACGGGCACGGCGAGGGCTTTGTACGTGGCCGCGCTATCTCTCAAGCTCTGAAAGATAAGGAGCTAATCTAATGGGGTTTTTAGATAACTACGAGGACGTAAACGCACGTATTAAGCGCTTTCGAGCTGAGTTTAAGAGCGGTCGATTAGTTGCATATATTGAGAGCTTTGATATCGAAAAAGGTACGATCCTCGTAAGAGCTGAGGCGTATCGTGAGTATGAGGATACGGTGCCTAGCGCCGTTGATTACGCTTTTGGTAACGTAGCAACCTATCCGCAAAATATGCGTAAGTGGATGGTAGAGGACACGATTACCTCAGCTTATGGCCGCTGCATAGGACTATTAACGCCAAGCCTTGAGCACTCATCGAGGCCTACGGTGCAGGATATGGAAAAGGTAGAGACTTTACCGGCAAGTGCTGATCCATGGAGTACAAAGGCATCGATCGAGGATATGGCAACTATGGCAAGTGCCGTATTAGAGATCGGTAAAGAGCTAGGCGGTGAGTTAGTAGCTGCTGCGCCAAGGTGCCCTCATGGCACGATGATATGGGCCGAGGGTACGGCTAAGGCAACCGGTAAACCGTGGGCAGCTTATAAGTGCACCGAGAAAAACCGAGCTAATCAATGTAACCCGTATTGGCACGTACTCGGCTCCGATGGAAAATGGAAGCCTCAAGTATGACAAAGCAACGACTTATAAAAGCTTTAGTAATCGTTGAGATGATGCTCGTCATTGGTTTGGCGTGGTTTACATGGGTGAGATAACGTACATAAAAAACGGGATCGCTTTAACGGTCCACGACGACGGCTCAACAAGTGCTACGCCGGTAGATAAGTGCGATTACTGCGGCGAGTGGGTTAGTCAGACAGGCGGCTTAACTATTCGCGATGTAGGCCTAGAGGTCGTAACGTGGTTGTGTGCAGAGTGTCGAGCTTAGTTAAAGTTATTCTCGATAGAGCTCAGGAAATCACGGCGCACCGTGTAGGCCTTGAGCGAGGCGTAGCCTTTAACTCGGATCCTAAGGATGCTAGTAATTACGGGCAGACTTATACAAACTATCACGAGCTGATATGGCAACACGCGGAGGGCTGCGGTGCTGAGATGGCGGTGGCTAACTATTTTGGCGATTACGGCTTTGTACCTAAAACCGATAACGCTCACGAGGAGGCAGACGTGGGCGCTAACATCGAGGTTAAATGGACCAAACACGCTAACGGGCATTTAATCTTACAAAATAGAGGCGAGGGTAGGCCTAACGATGTAGCTGTATTAGTGACGGGATGGAGCCCGGTCTATGTGTTACTCGGATGGATGCCGGTACATATGGCTAAGCAACCTAAATACAAACACCCGTATCAAAATAATTACTGGGTGCCTCGATCTAATCTATTTGAGATGCAATACCTAAAGAGGTCTAACTATGGCGTATAAAACTAAGTGCCGGCTATGTGGCAAGGTAACAGAGCATATAGAGCGCGTAGTAACCGATAACCTGCCGCCTTACGTTAAGTCCTTACAATGCGTTAAATGTGGAGTTATGGGTATTGTCATGATGGAGGACGTAAAAGATGCTCAATAAAGATGTTATTTATAACGAAAATTGCCTTGATACGATGCGTAAAATGGATGATGGCGTAATAGATTTAACAGTTACATCACCGCCGTATGATGATTTACGCGATTACGAGGGATATGTTTTTGACTTTGAGCTTATCGCTCAGGAGCTCTACAGAGTTACAAAAGAGGGCGGCGTTATTGTTTGGGTGGTGGGCGATGCCACTAAAAACGGTAGTGAGTCAGGTACAAGCTTTAAGCAAGCCTTATACTTTATGAGCTTGGGCTTTAAGCTGCACGATACAATGATTTACCAAAAAAACTCGAGTACATTTTCAGCTAGACCCGACTCAAACCGATACACGCAGCTATTCGAGTATATGTTTATCTTTGCTAAAGGCAAGATAACCGCTAACCTTATATGCGATAAACCTAATAAATGGGCCGGGTCGATGGATTATTCAGGCAATAACTCTAAACCTGTTGCGGAGTTTGGCGTTAGAGGCAATATATGGCGCTATATAACCTCGCTTAATAGCACGGGGCACCCTGCTCCTTATCCTGAGGAGTTAGCTCAGGACCATATATTAACGTGGAGTAACGAGGGCGATTTAGTTTACGATCCCTTTATGGGCAGCGGTACTACGGCTAAAATGGCTATATTAAATAAACGCCATTACATAGGTAGTGAGCTAAGCCCTAATTATTGCGATATAGCTAATAAGCGCGTACCTTGGATTATGTTATGAGTTATCCACAACAGTTATCCACATGTGTTAAAAACCTGTGGGACACGCTCAAGCGCACGCTTAACTATTGCGCATATTTGACAAAGCCTTTACGCTCCATACTCGCAGGCGAGCCGCTACCGCGGATAGCTCGCAGGCGTAGTTTGGTGCTATTGGCCGGGCTATTGCTATTTAGCAATATGCCTGCATCTCAAGCAATTAATACACATAGAGATAAAGAAAATTACAAACTATACGCACATATAAAGCTACTTAATGCTAAGCAATATAGATGCCTAGAGATCTTATGGAATAAAGAAAGTAGATGGGATCCTCGAGCAGATAACCCTAAGAGCTCTGCATATGGGATACCTCAACTACTTAAGATGAAAGAGTTAGATCCCTTTAAGCAAATAGATTTAGGCCTTAAGTACATAAGCAAGCGGCATAACACACCATGCAAAGCACTCGACTACCATAATCGCAAAGGCCATTACTAATGGTGCACGGTAAGCACGACCCTAGACTCAGTAATAAGTACAAGAAGCAAAGGCTAGTAGTCCTAGCTAGGGATGGTTATACGTGTGTGTATTGTGGACAGGATGCCACTACGGTAGATCACATAGTCAGCCTCAAAGCCGGAGGCGATCCGATCAGTTTGGAGAATATGGTGGCCTGTTGCAAACGATGTAATTCGAGCAAGGGATCACGCTCACAAGGCGTTTTTTTAGCATCTAATTCTACCCCCCCTGCCTTTCCGAGCAATATCTCCCCGATCACCACCTCAAAGGTCCTAGCCGGTCCGTGTACGGGCCAACCGGAGCAGAATTGATAGGACTATGAGCCAAACTAAAACGTCCCGTATTGGGGCTACTGAGCCTCGATTACATAGTCCCTACATCGAGGGCAAAAATCGCGGCGATGAGGTAGCGCAGCTTGCAGACTCAATAGGCCTACCGCTTTTACCGTGGCAAGATTTTGTAATCCGTGACATGACCGCTATCGATGATGAGGGTATGTTTATCCGGAAAACAAATTTAGTGTTATGTGCAAGGCAACAGGGTAAGACTCACCTCGCGCGTATGATGATGCTCGCGCACCTCTATTTATTCGACTCTAAAAATGTAATTATTATGAGCTCTAATAGATCGATGGCCTTAGACACCTTTAGGCAAGTGGCCTACGCTATCGAGGCTAACGACGGGCTAAGCCGGGCGGTTAAACAGATCCGGTTTGCTAACGGTACCGAGAGTATCGAGCTTAAAAACGGCGCTCGCTTAGATGTAGTCGCAGCTACGAGAGACGGTAGCCGTGGCCGTACCGCCGACCTGC